GTCTACACCCTCTTAGGCAACCATTTTCCGCAACCTAAAAATGTCTCAAAAGTAGGTGCTTTTCCCAAACCTCATAAAATGCTGACTCAGGAAGCTTTTGAAAGCTACGCCAAAATGCCTGACAATATGACAATTCACACTGCTAACGTAGACCAAGGAAGAGAGATGGACGTAACTGAGATCGCTGCAATGCTAGTCAAACGACTTGACAGCTTACAGCACGAAATCCGACAGCAATGGAACAACCCTGAAGGCACACACACACGGCACTTCGTCGTAGACGGGCTTCTGACCGATGACATGGCACAGGATATCTACGACGCTTTTCCAAAGGCAGCTGACGGTTTCTTTGACCGCCAGTCGTTCCGCGAGAAGAAAAAAACGATGACGGATCTGAGTGACTTTCCCGAGATCCTAAGCAACATCACCTACGCAATCCAGCATCCGGACGTGGTGGCTAAAGTTTCCGAGCTGGTCGGCTTTGAGAGAATCACTCCCGACCCCTCACTTTACGCGGGCGGGCTGTCGATGATGTTCAAGGGGGATTTCCTCAATCCGCATATCGACAACAGCCATGACGGCACGCGCAACCTCTACCGCCGGCTTAACCTGCTGTATTACGTCACGCCCAATTGGTCACTCGAAAACGGCGGAAACTTTGAGCTGTGGGACCATAAGGTCAAGACGCAGAAAACCGTCGTTTCCGAATTCAACCGCCTGGTAGTAATGGAGACGAATAAGGACTCTTGGCACTCGGTCAGCGGCGTTCGCGCCGACACAGCTCGGTGCTGTGTCTCGAATTACTACTTTTCTGAGGTGTCGCCGGATGATCACGATTACTTCCATGTGACCTCATTCAGTGGACGTCCCGAGGAAACAGGACGGCGACTGCTCGGCGTTGTCGATAACGGCCTTCGCAACATCGTATCTAAAGTGCTTGGTAAGGGTCGGGGCCGCAATCTGGTTAACAAGACCGGGGACAAGGCATAGGAATGATGCCTCGATCAGAGCGTTACTGTCTTGAGCTTCACCGATAGTCCCGCTGCCTTCGTTGCATCCGCAGTAAACGCCGCCGCGTTGCCAGGCACCGGCGTCGGCCCATGGGTGTGTGCAGCGAGCTGGGTGTTCATATTCTGAACGAGATCGAGCAGGTCACAAACCACCTGAAAGATGTTCACACCGCCCGACCCAACCCAGTTTTTAGGAGCCTGCAAACGCTGGCTCTTACTGGTGATGCTCTCACGCAAGCCCTGAATACGTTCGTGCATGTCGCCACCCACCGTAGCGTTGTGCTTCTGGCCGACCACCAGGTTTAGATCGCGCCCGGTCGCCTGGTGCAGGTCGTCCACTGCCGCCAGGCTCGCGGATCCGCCGGACAGCAGCTTGAGTGCGCCCAGGGCCTCGATCTTCTTTACGCCACCCACTGTCTCGGTCGAATGGTCGTCCACTGTCCTAATGTGGCTCTGGAAGCGCTCGGCGTTGGTCATGGCGTCGACCTCGCGCTCGATCGCCTGGTCCTGGATCTTGCCGTCGGTCTTGCGCAACCAGTTGCCGTCCGCGTCGACGCGTTGCTGCACTGCGTCACTGTGCTGCCACACCTGGTCGCCCTTGGGGACCTTTGGCAGTGTGAGGCCGTGCGGCAGGATGGTCTGGATGTAGGGCTTGTGTGGCAGGCCATAGGCAAAACATACGACGACCTGAGTGCCTTCCTCCGGAAAGGCAAAGAAGCCCATCTCATCGCCACCCACCGGCATGGGCAGCGGCACGCCGGCCAATACCGGCAACGTCGTGTCGATCTCGCCGTCTGGCCCCATCACCTGCAGGTCGACCGAGAAGCGCGGGCGGAAGTCGTCACACAGCCCAGCGCTGGCCGGCGCATCCGCCACGGCCACCACCTTGGCAAAGCGCGGCAGGTGATAGCCGCCAGTGAGTTCAGGGAATTGCCGCTCTACGCTGCGCTTGATTGCGTCGTCCATTTGATAGCCATCTGCGTGCCGGCCAGCGTCACGTTCGTGATCCGCTCGCCCTGGTTGATTGATACGCCTGGTCGCAAACCTGGTAGGGCCGCGATCATTGCGCTCTGACTGCCCTGATAACCGTCGAAAAGGTTAACCGGTAACTCTAAAGGAGATCGGGTACCGAAAAAGCTGTCGGCCCAGGCACCCACGAACACATCGCCGTCACCCTGTTGTTGCCAGACAAAATCCTTGATGCCAAACACCCGAGCCATGCTGTCCATCGCTTGGTACCCAGCGGCGAGGTTGTAGAAAAACGGCGTCTTTACGCGTGTGTAGGCCTGATCCGGAACCCGAAAGCGCAGCCCTGTCTTGCTGCTGACATCGGCCAGCACTGCACGCAGATCCACATGCCGCAGGTTCATGGGCAATGGGTTGGCCAGCACCGCGGCTAACTCACGACACAGCACCACCTGCTCGATGCCGTTGGTGGCGGTGCAGCGCTCGACATAGCCAATGAAATGACGCTGCAGGACCGCCTCGTTGTAGCCGATATCGAACGTGACCAAACCTTTGACGGTCACACCCGCCTTGATCGTGAACGTGGCGCGGCCCGGACTCTTGAGGTCCAGACGAACATCGTCATTGACCAATGGCATGATCTCGCCGCCGATCGTCAGCACCTTGTGCAGCTTCATGCTCATGACGTGCCGCCCAGGTAGGTGTCCACCTTCTTGAGCACTGCCTCAAAGCCTGTCAGCTCTTCGGATGCACCCGATCCGTTGCCGGCGACACCATCACCTGGTGCTGACTGGGATGTTACGCCGTTGCCGGCGCGCCGGTTCTCGACCTTCTCCGGGTTGGAAAGCTTCTCGCTCAGGGTGAACTGGACGATCCATTGGGCCAGTGTGTCGTCTTCACGGGCGCTGACCCCGTCGGAGAACGTCACCTGCCTGATGCCAAAGGCCTTGGCCGTGTCGTTCACGATGCGGTATGTCTGGAGCTGACCACCGCCTGCAGTCGCCTCGGCCAAGCGCATGATCGTGCGCAGGTCCTCAAGGGCCTTGTAGGGGATTGTCAGCGCGACGGTCAGCGTCTTGGGTTTGAAGCCCTTGTGCGACTTGTCGGTACCCGATGTCTGGCCGCCCAGCTCGTCGGCCTCGATCTTGAGGTTGGCCGTCAGCTTCATGCGGTGGCCGACGATCTGCTCGCCATTGAGTAGCAGTGTCATAGGCCCACCAGTTCCTGGACAAAGCTCAGGCTCTCTGCAGATCCCACCAGCAATGCGCCTGCACAAAGAGGCCATTCATGGCCAGGTGCTTCGCCCTCAAGCAGTTCGCGGCGCAGCTGGCCCACGTCACCCGGCCCCAGCATCCTGGACTGTATCGATACATCGTCGGCACTGTTGGTGAACTGGGCCTTCAGGTCGGCCAGTTGCTGCTGGCGCTCTTGTACCTGCGCCTTCTTTCGCGCCTGCAGATCTGCAAGGTCCGCCATTGGCGAACTGTCGGCGGCGTAGCCCTCAAGTACCGCCAGTTGGCCAGCCATGGACTGGCTGGCCAGCTTGGTGATCGGGCAACGCTGCAGCGGCAACTGGCTCCATAGAGGCATTTGCCCTGCGACCGGCATGACCCACTTTTCAACCTCCAGCTTGGCCAGGTGTTCGGCACGACGCTCGGCGCGCACCAGGTCTGGCATGGGCAGCACGACATTGAACCGACCCAGCGCGGCAGCCAACTGGTCCAGGCGAGTGGCCAGGAATATCAGTACCAGGGCGCTTTGCTGACCTTGGGGCCTTACCGCGTCGGTGGTGTCGGTCAGCTTGTCGGCCAGCAACTGCAGTAAGTTCGGCGCGGACAAAAAGCGCTGGTGACCACCGCTGCCCTGGCCAACACCGTGCTGAAACGGGGTCACCACGATGCAGGACGGGACGTTCTCGAACTGGCGGGCAAGCGCGCTGCGTCCGGCACTGATGGCCGACTGTGCGGCACCGGCGATCAGGCCTGGGCTGGTCGTGGCGATGTCGGCCAGCATCGATACGCGCTGGCCGGTGCTGACCATCTCGCTTTGGATCAGGTCACGGGCACCCGCCATCTGGTCCATCCACTGCGTGGCCTGCACCGGCCATTGCAGTTTGATCGGTACCCATTCATTCGCCATCGAGCACGACCGCTTCAATCCAGTCCGGGGTAGCCGGTTGGGTTGCTTTGTCCGGATAGCCCGACACCAGCGGCCATTCGCGTACCGCCTGCCTCCAGGTCAGCAACTGGGTGAACTGCTCGGCAGTGATTGGCAGCACGCCGCCCAGATCGCGGGCATCGCGGTATTCGGAAACCAGCTTATCCGAGGCTTTCAGGCTGGCTTCGATCCACAGCTTGGCCAGCAGCCCAGGATCGGACTGGACAACGATGTCTTCGGCGTACTCCGACGATAAACCGCCGTTGTCGAGATACTGACGCACAGCCTGGTAGAGAGGCGGGTTGTAATCCTGCGTCACATGGCTACGGTTGCCGTTCACGGTGACCACGAACGTGCCATCCGTTTTAACGGTCACGTCTGTAAATGGCGTGGTGATGGGCTGCGAGACGTCGTCAGTCGTTTCAAGCACTTGATCGATCATGTTGTGTACCTCCAAGCGAAACCGTAGATCGTGGATCCGCCGCTGAATTGAATGACAGTGCCCCCCGCCGCCTGGCCGCTTTTACCTACTACACCCGCTCCGCCTGAGTAGTAGTGCATGAGCGAATAGCACCAGGTGCCGCCAGCTGGTAGCTGCACCGATGTCCCCTGGATTTGAACGGCAAGGAAGTTGTTTACGTCGGGTCTATAGAAGTTGCGTTCACCCCAAAGCACGCCGATATCGGTGGCGTCGATTTGAGCGCGGATCCCGGCCCCACCTAACCCCCATCCCAAGATGATTTGGTTATTGCCCTGACCGTTGCCACCGCCCTGCTGCACAGGCGTAAACCCAAGCCGGCGCTGCAGAGAAACCACGGTGTTGCCGGTACTACGGAAGTACGGCCAATCGAGATCGCCACTGGCGAAACCTGCAGTCGTGATGGTGTCCGCTAAGACTCGCTGATTCAGCAGGTTGTTGACCTGGGAAGTGGTGTAAGCATCTGCAATCCCGTAGCCGGCAAGCGTTGCTGCCCTGTCAGCTTTGTTGTTTGGATTGAACGCGGTCTCCGTCCAGATCCTGCCCAGATCCTCGCCCTCAACAGTCAGCCGCAGCCCGGTTGAGGACCAGCCGATATTGAGGCGGCTGCTGAGCTGGCCGATGCCGCCGCCTTGCTTGATGAAGGTCGTGTAGGCCTCGGTCTTTGTGTAACCATCAGTGATACCGAAACCGCCCAGAGTCGTCGGGGTGCTGCCGGCGGTGACCAGGCCCTTCGCATTTACAGTCACTTTCGTATAGGAACCTGCACCCACGCCACTGTCGGCCAATGTCAGCGAGATTTCGGTGTCAGCGCTGCCGTCATAAGTCCCGCTGCCGGTCGCCGCGCCGTTGAACCGAAGAGTGCGTGCAGTGGCCAGGCGCGCTGCCTTGCCGACAGTGGTCGTACCGTTAACGATCGCTGTGATGACCAGGTTCAAAGCCGAGCGGATCCCGGCCACCATCTTGGTGCTGGCCAACACAGAGCTGCTATCGCTGGCCACATCATCGCTGATGGCGTTAGGCAGGTTGCCCAGACCTACGTCACCTTTGGTTGTGGCTCGTGCGCGCAACTGCTGGTAGTCACCGGTGCGCGCTGCGAAATGCCTGACCAGATCGGCGGCAATCGGCTCAACCGAACGCAGGTCGACCACAGTGCTGCTGCCCGTGATATCAGCAAGCGGTTCAACGTAATGTCGGGTTGAGGCGCTGTCGTTGTAATCAGGGCGAGCTTCCAGTCCAAAGACCACTTTGAAGGTCGCTACAACGTCGTTCAGCTCGCGCTGCAGTGCAACATCCAGCCAGGCCCTGGTGGGCACCGAGGGAACAGTCACCGGCAAGCTCTCTGCCAGTTGCAATCGAATCCCGTCAACGTAAGCCACGCCCGGAGCCAACCGATAGGTATTCCCCGTCTGCTGCAACTGCAGCGCGCTGCCAAAGAAACAGGCACGACCGAACATATCGCGGTTGCTTCTACGCTCCCGCTCGTCGATGCCCTTCATCCGGGCCGTATAATCGAACTGCCAGGTGCTTGCATCGATCTTTATGCCGGTCAGTTGCTGGGCACCGTCGAACACCACCAGGAAGTTGCGGGTCACGTTGTTGCCGATCTGGTCGGGCAGGACGTTCTTGCGCTTTTGCTGAACAGGCACGTAAGCGACCGACAACAGCACATCGTCGCTGGTTTCCAGACCGATCCAGTTCCAGTCAAAGTCCCCGGTATCCGTGCCCATCATCAGGCTGTAAACGACCTGGTTCGGGTTGACGTAGCCCTGCTGGGTCACGTTGGCGGTGTAGACGATCTGTGAGGCCGGAGGTTTGAGGCCGGCGCGATTGACCGGACCGGTAACGTTGAGATCCGGGACGTTGGCCAGCACGAAGCGGGCAACGCTCAGCGGCAGGTTCGCAGCCTGTTTCTGGGCGATAACCTTTTCGCCGGCGAGAGTGATACTTGCAGCCATGACGGCTCCTAAAGTCTGGCGATCAGCGTTTGCTGATCGTCGTTGAAGTCCACCAGCGCGATAGCAAGCCGCACCGGTGTAAGGGTCACGAAGTCGTACCGCCTGCAGGTGCGGCCGTACTGACGGATCAGCACGCGCAACAGGTCGGGGTTTTCGGAAAGTTGGGAATCACTGAGGGTAAGCAGCACCACGTCCCAGTCGCGATCGGGCATCCGCTCTTGGATCTCGACGTATCCAACGCCCAGGCGCTGCAGGATGCGTTTCAATCCAGCCGTGCTGCCGGCGTCCACAGAGTTGATAAAGGCGTACTTGACCCGAAGCCGGAACAGGCTTTCCGGCTCGTCGGTGAAACGCGTGACATCGCGTTGCCAGGCCCAAAGCTCCAAAATGGAAAGGTGGCAAGTGTCAGGATCGAACTGCAGGTAAGGCCAGCGCAGCCATTCGGTGGCCTGTTCCCACCATAGCTGGCCCGTGGTCACCAGCTTGGTCAGCTCCAGCCCCTCAAGCCAGAACGGCAGCTTGATCTTGATCATTGCAGGGCGATTCCCAAGGTGGTGATGCGTGGGATGTCCAGGGCCGACACAATGTCGCTGTTGGCGAACCGCAACGAGCTGATGTTCGGGAACTGGACGTGCAGCTCCTCGGTCAGCCGACTGAAGCTGAAACGCGCCTGGGGAAATGTGCGGGTTGGCGTGTAGTCACTCTGGGTGCTTTCACGAAACGCAGCGCGGATGAACAGCCCGATCTCGGCCTGCAGCGTCTGCAGCTGAAGCACGGTCAGGTTGGCCACCGGCCAGACCTTTAGGCTGATAGCGTGAAGCGTTTCGGGTATGGCCATGGCCAGCAGATCGTCACCATGGCCATGATTCCCGCCGTCGCGGATATGCGCGTTGATCTGCTCCAGAAACGTATCAGCCGGCACGCCGGCGTCGAACAGCACGAAGGCATTGGCGCTGCCTGGCCCACGCGGCGCGCCATGCTCGAAATACACCCCATCTGCCGCAACACCCGGAAAACTGGTGATGATCGCCCGGTATACCGCGTCGGTGTGCCACTGGTTGACCGCCGAGAACTGATTACGCACACGCAGTCGCAACTGATCATCGTGCTCGGAATCCGCACCGGGTGTCTGCAGCCAGTCCGTATTGTTCACCACCTGGACAATGCCAGGCACGGACTGCGGCAGCACTGCGTAGTAACCCGGGGCGAGGTTATAGCCACTGCCGGCACCCACGGCCCTGACCGGGACGACCAATTGACTCTGACCTTCTTCAAAGCTGCGCGGCTCGATCGTCACCAACTGATAGATATGGCCGTTGAGCGTTGGCGACTGAACAATCGTTCCGGCTGGCACCTCCAGTTCACCGCCGGTGTTGGACCGGGTGAACAGCAATTCACCCGTGGCCACCGTGGCAGCCTTGCGCTCCACATTGACCGCCCAGGCCAGCATGTCGAGCCACTGACCGCCAGCGGTTTTGACGAAGAAGTTCGGCAGTACGGTGCCGCTGACGAAGTCCAGCAGCCACAGCACCGGCTTGGTGACCAACGCGGTGATGATCCGCCAGAACGGGCTGTACGCGCTGGTATTGGTCAGCGTGCTGCCCTGCTCGATGGCGAGCTTTTCCCAGGCCTGTTTGAGTTGAGCGTCGGTGGTCGGGATGCCGGAATCATTGAGTGCCTTTTTAAAGTCGACGGTCACAGAGTCACCTCCATCAGCCCAAATTTCACGGTCGTGGCGGTCACCAGATACTGGCCAGGTGCGGTCTGAGCGATCTGCGCGGTGCCAGGCACCAGGCGTTCGTCGGCCTCCACCAACAGCTCCATTTGCTGGATGCAGTCACGCTGACGCAGGCGATCGCGCTCTGCCACAAGCGTGATCAGCAAGCCGCTTTCGCGGATCAGGTGCGCGATGTCCTGGGCGATCGAGGCGCGGTCATTCACCAGCAAGGGCTGGCGGGCCGGATCGAGCACCAGGTCGTTGTTCATGATCAATAGATCAACGTATTCGCTCATCAGCCGCCCACCGCCATCGCCATCATGTTTTCCAGCTCCAGCGGGGTCATAGGCTTGGAAGTATTGATATTCAACGTGTCAACGTGGGTACCAGGTCGCTGGTGGGGGTTCATTGCGTTGCTCTGGTTCTGGAAGCTTTGCATCAGTCCTCCTTTCGGGACGGCCTGGGGTTTGGTGGGGCTAATCGACGTCGTGGCGTTGACCGCTTGGCGGGTCTCGTTGCCCTTGTCAGCGGCAGCGGGCAACGCCACCAGCTTTTCAACGCGTGCAGGGAGTGGCGAGAAAGGCAGCACATTGGCACCCGAAGCGGGCGGCAGAACCGGGCCAGGCATTGCTCGTGTGAGGGATTGAACGCTTGAAACCGGGCCAGCGATCGATGCGGGCAACTGCGGACCGGAAGCCGGCGCGACCACTGGCCCTGGGATATCCGGAACCTTCGGTGGCTCGGGCAGATCGCCGAATGTGGTCTCGATGTTGATACCGGGGATCTTGTTGGCCATCTCGATCAGGCCATTGATTGCGCCCTTGACGGTGGACAGGATGCTGTCCCAGGCAGTTTTGGCGATGCCGGACCAACCGCCCATCGAGTCGAACCAGCTGGACAGTTTGGCCATCTGATCGCTGATCCACTGGAACGCGGTGGTGTTCATCAGTGCGGCGCACAGATCGTCCCAGTACACGACCGCCGCAACCACGGCAGCGGCCAACAGGACAATGCCGGCCACGATCAGCAGCACCGGGTTGGCCAGCATAGCGGCGTTGACCAGCCAGATCGCGCCCTGCCACAGCAACATGCCGACGCGCACGATCGCCATCCAGGTGTACAGACCGATCAGGCCGACGACGAATGCCGAAACCATGACCGTGTGGAACAGGAACATGGCGATCGATTTGTAACCCTGCCAGGTGAGCAGCTTCCAGACGGTGAGCATACCCAGCCAGACCATTTTGCTGACGCCGACCACCAGGGTCAGCAGCGACATGGCGGCGACGAAGCCGAAGATCACCAGCGTGGTGATGCCGATAACCCGTGTGATGTTCGGGAACAGTTGCGTCCAGCGGGTCAAGGTCTTGGCAATGCCCACCAGACGTTCCATCAGCGGGGTCAGCGTCGGAATCAGGGACTGGCCGAAGGCGATGCGCAGTGCTTCGACGGCTTTGCCGAATTGCTGCCAGGGATCGACCATCGCCTTGGCCATCTTTTCGGCGTTCTCAAGGCCCCGGACCTTGCCCAGCTCGGTGATACCGTGGGTCAGCCGGTCGGTGTCCTTGGCCAGCGCGCCGATCACCTGGGCACCTTCACCGCCGAACGCATCCATCAGTTTCGTGCCGGCAGCAGCGCTGGTCAGGTCACCGTACTTGCCCTGCAGCTTGTCCATGATCTGCAGCATAGGCAGTGCATTGCCTGCCGCATCGGTGAACGTAAGGCCGGTTTTCTGGGCAGCCGCGCCAAGGTTTTCGAAAAACGCCTTGTAGCGCCCGCCGGCGTCGCCGCCTTCCATGGTGCTGGACAACGTACCGACCACCGCCATCTGTTCGGCAAAGCTGACACCGGCCTGGGTGGCGATCGCTCCGACTTCCTTGAAGGCATCTTTCAACTGGGCACCATCGGTGCGGAACAGCTTCACCGCCAGCGCGGTCTGGCCGGTCAGTTGCTGAGCCCATTCCACCCGGCCCATCTTGTCTGCCTGGGACTTGAACAGGTTGTACATGGTGCCCAGGTACGCGCCGGTCGTTTCGGCGTCGGATTTGGTGACCTTGGCCAACAGGTTGCTGGCACTGGTGATGGTAGCCAGCTGGCCGCCGACCAGGCCCTTGATCGCCCCATCGATGACGCGTGACGACGCCACGAACTCGGCGGCGCTGGCGGCGTAGGTGATCGAGAATTCGAGGGCGGTCCGGTTCAGCGACGCCAGCGCGTCCTCGGTGGTGCCCAAGGCGCGCATGTCGCCCAGCGCCCGGTTCACTTCCAACGCCGGCTCCAGTGACTCGGTAATGGCCTTGCCCGCGCCCACCATGCCGGCCAGGCCCGCGCCCATCTGAATGATGTTCTGCTGGCTCTTGGCGGCAAGGTCGCTAAAGCTGGTTTTCACCTTGCCCAACGGGGCGCTGACCTTGTCGGTCAGTTTCAAGATGAAAGCCAGGCGGGCGGAACGGTCAGCCATCAGGGTTATCCGTTAAAGGCAGTGGAAATGCCGTTGGCGACGGCAATTTCCATGCGTCTCCAGTATTCGTCTTCAAGCCACTTGGCGGTGCCCATGCTTTCAATCGTGGGCTCAGCGCCAGGCAGCCAGCGTTGGGTCAGGGCCAGCAACTGGCCCAGCCCGTCTTCGTTCAGGCGCTCGGCGTGCTCGAGGGCTTTTTTACGATCACTTCAACGTCCGGCGAATACTCTTCAAGCAGCGCGCCGGCCAGAGTCATGGTGGTGATCGGGTTTTCCAGCAGCGCTTTTAGTGCGGCCTTTTCTACGTCTTTGACGGTGCCCACCAGCAGGTTGTGTGCCGGCGCAACCTTGTTGGCCTGGGTGGTGGCGTTGAAATACTTAGTGATCACCTGTGGGGTCAGGTTGAACGTGAACTCCTGGTCGCCATGTTCCAGGGTGATGCTGCGGTTTACTTCGCTCATGTCGGTGTTTCCGTAAGGTTGAGTTGTAAAGGGTCAGGGTTGTGCCGGCGTGCGTTGCAAGACCTGGCGGATGTAGTCCTGCAGCCCGAGGATCATTTGCCGGCTTAGGGCGAGCTGATCTCGGAGGGTGAAATAATCAGGTCGAGCGTCTGCTGCGAGTTCGGCGCTGCCTGCATCAGCCAGGCCGGCGGTGCCGGGGGCACCGGGCATTGCGGGGCAGATGGCTTTGATGCGCAGCCGGTAACGGCCATCAGCAACAGCAAGCTGCAGAGTGTTGATTTGAGCGCGGGCACGATTCAGTTCCTCGGTGTGGTGGGTGTCGAGCTGGTCCCGCGCTGCCAACTGATCGCGAGCCAGGCGCGCCGCCTCTCGCTCGGTGTGCAGATCTGCAGTGGCGTCGACCAGATCAGCGCGGGCAGCGACGAGCTGGTTGCCCTGGTACTCGAAAGCGCACCAGGTCAGCAGACCGACCACCAGCAAAAACAGGGCAAGGCGCAGCGGGCTGATGGTCATTTCAGGCAAAGCCTCATCTCGGCCAGCCGGCGGTTGTGCAGACCACGGACAAAAGTCTTGCGACCATCGGCACCGGTCACGTAGGCCCACACCGGCGTCGTGCCGTCGGAAGCCCAGGCCAGCGCTTTGCAGCCCTCGGCAATGCGGCCCGCATTGATCAGGCCCACCGCACGGCTCGCGCACGTCGTCGGCACGCCGAAGTTGTGGCCATGGCTGCTCAAGGCGTCGAACGTGTTCTGCCCGATCGCCTGGTTGGTCAGGCAGTCGGCCAGGCTCAACTGGCCCTTGGCGATGACCAGGCCTTCCACCTCGGCGCAGCGCGCATCCGACCAATATTCACCGACCACCACTGGATCCGGGCTGGTGTGCCTGGTGATGCCCTTGCAGACCGTGGGCAAACCACTGGCCAGCTTGTCGGCGTACACCACGTTCTGGCCGTTGCCCTCCCAGGTGCCCAGGAATGCGGTCAATGTGCCGCTGCAGAGCAGCAGGATGCCGGTGGCGATCTTGACGCGCAGGCTCATGCCTTGGTCTCCCACTCGCGCAGCATCTGACGGTACTTGGGGATCAGCAGCAGGATCTGCAGCACCATGTAGAACGCGGTCAGCATGTAGGCCACTGTCGACCAGTCGACGGCACCAGTCGCGCCCGTGGCGGCAACGCCAATGGCGGGCGATGCCTTTACCAGGGCAATGGCTGTGTCTTGAGCAACTTGATTCGTGCTCATCAGCGACGTCCTTTTTCGGTCAGGGTTTGGCAAGGCACGCAACGGGTCATGCCGCCCAACGCCTGGCGCGCCGGTGGTATCTCCTTGTCGCAGTCCTGGCAATGGGTGAGGCTCGGCCCGCTCGCTCGCGGTTTGGCCAACTGGGCCGCAATGGCCTGGTCGCGTTGTCGCTGCTCCAGAGCCTGCGCACGATCGAACGGGCAGACCATTACGTCAGGCCCTCGATTTCAGCAGCAGCCAGGTACGGCACGCCGTTGATCTTGATGAAGTCCGGACTGGTGACGTCGAACGGCACCTTGTGGGTGTTTTTCGCGCCACCCTTGGGATCAATGCTCAGTAGGCTGGACACACGGACCTTGCAGCCGAACGCCTCGATGCGCAGCTCCTCTTCGCCGGCCTTGGCGAAGAACACGATGTCGAACGGCTCCAGCTCGCGGAAACTGCCGGCCGTCTTGGCCTGCTCGATGAGCAGATTGAAGTTGGTGGTGTCCAGCTCCAGTTCGCCGGCTGCAGCGACATCGCCGTCGACGTGACCATTGGGCACGCCCTTGGTCTGGGCCACGGTGCTGTTGTCCGTGATGTCGATTGTGCCGGCCTCGACGTGAACGAGCAGATCGCCCAGGTTCACGTCGAAGTTCTTACCGCCAATTTTTGCGGCCATGGGTTACTCCGAATCCGTAACGGAAAGGTCCAGCGCGATGTTCGCGGTCAGGTCTTTCGGGCAGTTGAGGGGGCGCAGCTTCAGGTAGGCCACGACAGAGGTTTTGCTCAGCCAGGTCAGCACGATGTCGCCGTCCTTGGGCTGCTCGATCTCGCCTGGGAAGACCTGGCCGGCGAATTTGGTGGACTTGGCCATCGCCCGCAGCGGGGCCATCAGCTTTGACGTGGTGGTCGCCATGCTGTTGGCCGAGCTGTTCAGGGTCCGATCACCTACATAGCGAATTAGCAGGACCCGCACGCGGCGGGCGGCCTTGTCCACAACACGCAGGTTTTCGATCACCTGGAAGTCACTGCCGGGCGTGTCCAGCAGGTTGCCGTCGCCCCAGTAGGTGCCCGGATAGTCCGGGTACGTCTGCGGCACCGACAGGCGCGCTGCGTCCAGTTGTGTCAGCACTGCGGAAGTCAGCAGGATGCCGTCCATGTCCTTGGGCTCAGCGCCCAGCCCCACGATGGCGCCAGTGGCCACACGCATCGGCGTGTCGGCCACGCTCACCGAAGCGTTGGCCAAGCGCCCGGCCAGCACGCCGAGGTTGTTGCCATGCAGCTGCGGTACCGGAAGCACACGAGGGGCAGCCAAACCGTCGACAAGGGCTTTCTGCTCGACGACGTAAGCGCTCCAGGTCTGCTGCGGTGCGATGCCGGCGGTGGCGGCCATGACAAAGATGCGTCGACCCAGCTTGTTGCTCAGATCAGTGGCCGCAACGTGCATCGCCGACAGCTCGGCCTGGGTGGTCGACGGTTTGACGATGGCAACCGCTTCGAAGGAATACGTGCGGGCCGCACTTTCCAGCGCCTGTTGCCAGGTGATGTCGTCTGCGATCGGTGCGGCTACGCAGGCCCAGCGATCGCCGCCGTTGCTGCGCGCAGCCAGGATCTGGGTTTTCAGGTCGCTGTCCGGAACGCCCAGCTGGACATCCAGATCGCTTTGAGTGTCCAGCAGGACCAGCTTGCCGACGTTCTTGGCGGCGGGACCGATGAACAGGAAATAGCGCTCGATCTCGGTGACGGCACCTTGGCCGAGGTTGAGATTGTTTACGCTGACTTTGCCGAGTGCCATAAAGCGGTGCCTCGTTAGCGGGGTGAATTAAGGATTTGTTGCAGCACCAGATTCACCAGCTGGCTGGTTTCACTTTCGCTGGCACCGAGGAACTGACGCGCAGGCAGCTTGATGTCCCAGCTTTGCGCACCGGCAGATTCGGCTCGTTGGTCGTCCAGGACGCGGATCAACAATCCCGCCCGGGCGTAGTTCAGGTGTTGCTGGATCCACGCCACGGATGGGCGGGTCGCGGTTTTCTTGCCTTCTTGGCGGGTCTTGAAGCCAAGGCGGCGCAGGCTTTTGGCCTGTTTTTCGGTGGCGGCGGTTCCCGGAGGGACCTTGTTCCACTGGCGCATCTGCGCGGCAGTGCGTCGCTCGGACACGCCGTTGTGTTGCTGCGAGGCAACCCAGCGGGTCAGCGTATTGCGCCAGCCCAGTTCGGCTTCCGTGCCGGACAGGCGAGTGACATCGAGCAGCTTGCCCAGTCCGGCTTCCATCTTCTTCTTGCCTTTCGACGTGTCCTTACGGGCCTCAAACGGGGTGCTGTCCAGATTCTGCTGGTTGCGGATCCGCTGACGGCTCAGGCTGCGCACGCGCTTGGCCACGTTGTTCAGCAGACGCTTGCGCTTGGGCAGCGGCAGCTCCATCAGGGCCAGCAGATCCTGCGCGGCGAGCATGCCGCGAATGTCCAGATCAAAGGCCATGCGCGGCCACCTCACCGGTTTCAGCGACCCACAGGGCGAACGGTACGAACGACCAAGTGCTGCCGAAGGCCTCGATTTCGCCGGCCGGATCCTCGGCCAGGTACTGCGCCTCGGTGAACTGCAGCTTGATATCGACGTCGGCCAGGTCGTTGTCGAGCATGGCTACGTCAAACACCACGTTTGGCAGACCGTCGCGGTCTTGGTCGTTGGTTTCCAGCCAGCTACCGACCAGGGCGAACAAGCGCGCCGGGTGATCTGCAAAACGCTCGATTGTGATCGTCGCGCCGTAGTTCATATCTCCCATATGCATGCCCTGGGTATCGGGCTTCCAGATCAACTCCACCTGCACCTGGTCAGTCCAGCTGTCGAGCTGTTCTGGCGCAACCAGCTGGCGCGACAGTAGGTAGGCGGTCAACGCCTTGAGCTTGATCACAACAACGCCGCCGTGATGCGGCCACGGCCCTGCAGCGACCGCACGGCAGCCTGGCTGAAAGCGAGGAAGGTTTCGGACCGCTCTGGCAATTCCTTGCCCACGTTTTCGGCGCTTTCGCGACGATTGACCGTGGCGAACTGAGTCAGCAGGCTGGCTTTGGCCCGGCTGTAGACGGCACGCTTGTACGTCGCCGCTTGAAAGGTGCGCTCTGGCAGGACGGTGGTGTCTGCGGATTCAACGTTGGACACGCCAGCGCCCTGCCAGCGCGCTTTTAACTTGGCCAGGTCGGTATTGACCTCGACCATGGCCATGTTCAGATCGGCGGCCAGCATCTCTACCAGGTACTCCGCCGGCAGGCGGTAACCCTTCTGAAACTCGGTCACAGAGAGATCAGGCCAAAAGCCGTCGTTCTCGATCGCTTGTTCCACGAAGGTGGTGGGTTTCCCGGAAAAGCTCATTGCTGGCCGCTCAAATAGGGGCGGGAAAACTGTTTCAGTGGGTCAGGGGCCATAAAATGGTTGGCTCACATCCACAGTTTCTCGCCGGGGGGGGGGTAGTCGGTTATTCGGTGCCGTTGCCGGCGTTTTCTTTCGCTTGTGCCTTGGCCAGCGCCTTGCGACAGTCACCCAGGCGTGTCCCTACGCCGATGCTTTCGTAGAGCTGTTCGGCCCGTTCGAAGTGTTGGATCGCTACAGGCCAGTCCTTGCGATGCAGCGCGATCATTCCCAGCAACTTGTGGTACCTCGCCGGGATGCGCTCGAACAGCTCCCATTCACCGTCGACACGGGGCAGCAGGTTGGAAACGTAGGGTTCAGGGCTGCGCCTGGCCTTAAATTCAGCCTCGGCCCAGTCGATCACCTCGTCTGCAACAAAGGTCGGAATGTCACGATTGAAGCGCTCAGGCAGCGCCTGACCCTGGGAAATGGCGAAGTCGGCCAGCTCCAGGCCCTGGGTGAACTGCTCGGTGTCGAACAGCCAGATCAGGACGTACACCAACACCGAGTTCTGGAAATTCAATTCCGAATCGCGGTACCGCTGCACATACTCCAGGTACTTGGGCAACAGCTCGTCACGCTTGAGCAACTGGCGCTGCTCACGGCTGTTAATCGCGCTGATGCGCTCCAGATCACCCGCCAAGGCGTCTTCCATCAGCTTCAAATGCTTGCGTGCATTGGCGGGGCTGGACAGCGCGGTTTCAGCCGAATAAGCCATAGGGGCACCGGCGAGCGCAGCCGCTGGGCCTTCTGCGATCAAGCGGCGTTTGTGCGCCAGTGCCAGGCTCATGCTTTCACCAGTTCGACGTTTTCAGCCATGGCGAACTTTTCCAGCTGCTCGATCACATAGCCTTCGTTACGGCTGTTGTAATCCTCAACACGGGAGCGCTTCGGGTTATCAACGGTCTGCTTACGCCAGCTGGAGTCCTGGAAGTAAATCGACAGGTTGTCGAAGCTGGTAACCACCACGGCGTTGACCGGGAAGAACGGCACGCTGAAGCTCGGCAGACCGCCATAGGTCGCGATGACCTGTGCGTCTTCGATACGCTCTTTCTCGGTCGGCACGTCGCCTTGCTTGGTGTACAGCTTGGCTTTGTCCGAGGCCAACAGGTCACTACCGATGATAGCGATCAGGTCGCCGCCATCACGCACTCGCTCGTCAACCATCTGCTTGGTGTCATGTACCAGGGCGTCGAGGTTGGCGTAGTCACCACCTTCGCCCAGCATGATCTTGCCGGCCTGCAGGCCTTGGCTCAGCACTTGCTCAGGGATCTGTTCGCGAGCGATCTGAAGCCAGCCTTTGTTCACGTCCTGGAGCATCGGGAAAGCGTCGATGTCGGTTTGCGGAGCGGCGTGGGTGCCGTGGAAGCCGATCATCAGACGGTCCAATGCAATCTGCTTTTGCACGGCAGCTGCATAGCGCTGCTGGAAGTCCGGGAACTTGGCCCAGGCGTCGATCTTGGCGTACGGCAGGCTGACGTCGGACTCGGTGGAGAACAGCTCGTAGCTATCGTCATCCAGCGCCGAAGCGTCTTTGGCTTCTCGGTCCTTGGTCTTGGTGTTGGTGCGGCCGGTCACCGGACCGGAGACGCCCAGGAACACCTTCTGCCCCTTGATCTCGGTCACGCCGATGACGTTGATACGCTGCAGGAAATCGGACTTGTGGGTGATCGCCTCGTTGAGTTCCTGGGCAATCGAAGGCTCGACGCTGAACGTCTTGCTGGCCAGCTCAACGCCGTAGGATTCAGCCAAGGAAGTCTGCAGGGCCGCGAACATTTTCGCGCCGTATGCGCTCAGTGACTGGGCCATGTCAGAGTACCCGCTTCGGTTTTGGGTCAATCGCACCGGTGGTGCGCGACAGGTGACGGCCGTCCGGCTTGTCCAGCAAGGCGCTGAATTTGGCCTCAAGTTTCGCCAGACCGGCCAGAACTGCAGTGTTGCTGGAAGCCTTACGGCTCAACTGCTTTTCTTCTTCGGCGGTGGCCACGATGCCATCGACTGCCGTCTGCACGTCATCGATCGGAGCCTGATCAGGTTCCGGTGGGGCTTCTGCAAAGCTGTCGATCAGCGCCTGAATGCCGGCGGCGACGATCAGTTGCTGTTCGATCAAGGCCTGCAGCGCTTTGGCTGTAGCTTCATCCATTGGGGGTTTGCTCTCGGTAGGGGGTTGCGGGGTGGTTTCGGCGGGCACCTCTTCAATGCCAAAGCGCTTGAACAGGCCGGTGAACATGCTGAACAGCTTGGCCACCTCGCCGTGCGGTTCTTCTTCACCGATCGTCCCGAACGGAACGGCAGCCGCGTAATGCACGGGCTTGCCGGTCTTGCGGGAAAAGTAGAGTTCCTGAGTACCCAGGCTCGCGGGCTCGTCAGTGACGGCTAGGCCGGTCAGGTACGCCCTGCCGGTGTTGGCGAAGTCGGGCATGATCTCGATGCTGGTGAAGAGTTTTTCGCCCTGGTCGTTGAGCCACAGCAGCTTTTGGTTGGGCTTCAACTGCGCTTCCAGCGCAACCTGACCGGGTGCCAGGCCCTCGACGTCCTCGATCAGGCGTACGGCAAACACGGTGCCGTAGGAGCCTGGCCAGCGCTCATGCTCGGACCAGATGGTCGCGGTGTAAGTGGCGGTGCTGTACGTCTCGGCGATGTCGCGCAGTTCCTGGGGCGTGATGACGCGACCATCAACGGTAGGACCGCTGGTGGCGACGCGCTTCCAGAAGCTGACAAGGGAACGGGGCATGGTAAGAACTGCGCTCATCGGTGAGTTGAGGCCCCAAGATAGGGAGCCGCAACGCCTCCAACAAACGGTTTACTTTCGCGCTTCTCCTATATTCGATTTATAGGAGAAACACGGATTTTTAATGCACGTTTTCCGCATTTTCGCCGCATAGACTGCGGCCCATGTACTACTCAACCGAAGTCAAAGAAGCCGCCAAACGCCTGTTTCTGCGCCGCCACAAGGCCAAGGAAATTCAGGCGCAACTCAACCTGCCCAACATCCGGATCGTGTACAACTGGATTAGCGACGGCGGTTGGGGAAACATGCTAACGGATGAAGAGCCGCTGACCGCTGTCAGTCGGCGAATCACGTTAATCCTGGAAAAAGCGGACTCGCTAACCAAGGGCGAGCTGGACGAACTGGACCGGTTGACGACTGTTCGCGAGCGCCTGGCCAAGCAGTGTGCAAAGCCTGCGGTTGCGCCAGTACGTGATGAGCAGGACGACGATGGCCATCGACGTGACGACCAGCGCGGCGAGCGCCGGGAACGTGGCAAGCGCGACGGCAAGAAGCGGGAAAAGAAGGTCAAGAACGACGTCAGCGAGCTGCGCGAGGTGGACTTTCTCGACAAGTTCATCAGCAAGATGTACGGCTACCAGAAAGAGCTGTTCGCCGCCAAACAGAACCCGCTGACCGCCAGGATCCGGAACATCCTCAAAAGCCGCCAGGTGGGCCTGACCTACTACTTCGCCGGCGAAGCGTTCATGGATGCGGTGCTGACCGGCGACAACCAGGTGTTTCTGTCGGCCAGCCGCGCCCAGTCCGAGATTTTTCGCAGTTACATCATCGCGTTCGCCCAAGCCTGGTTCGGCCTGGAGCTGACCGGCAACCCGATCGTGCTCAGCAAGGATGGCAAGCCGTGGGCTGAACTGCGCTTCCTGAGCACCAACAGCAGCACCGCGCAGGGCCACCATGGCCATGTGTACGTCGACGAATATTTCTGGATCCGCGACTTTGAGAAGCTGAACACCGTGGCCAGCGCCATGGCCACCCACAAGAAGTGGCGCAAAACCTACTTCTCCACGCCCAGCGCCGTGTCGCACCAAGCCTACCCGTTCTGGCAGGGCGAGAAATTCCGCAATAGCAAACGCAAGGCTGCCAAGGATCCATGGCCTAGCGACAAACAGATATCTGCCGGCGCGCTATGTCCGGACGGTCAGTGGCGCAAGGTCATCACCATCCTGGACGCCATCGCCGGCGGCTGCGATCTGTTCGACCTCGAGCAGCTGCAGCTGGAGTACGACGATGACAAGTTCCAGCAGCTGTTCATGTGCAAGTTCATCGACAGCAGCCAGAGCGCGTTTTCCCTGGCAGATCTGGAGCGCTGCTATTCGGATCTCTCGTTGTGGGCCGACTTCGATCCGGACGACCCGCGCCCGTATGGCAACAGCCCGGTCTGGATCGGCTACGACCCGAGCCGGACCCGCGACGACGCCACCTGCGTGGTCATCGCGCCACCGCTGGAGAACGGCGGCAAGTTCCGGATCCTGGAGAAGCACAGTTGGCGGGGCCAGTCGTTCAAGTACCAGGCCGAGCAGGTCAAAAAGCTGACCGAGCGTTTCAACGTCCAGCACATCGGCATCGATACGACCGGGATCGGCTACGGCGTTTTCGACCTGGTGCGCGACTTCTATCCTCGCGCCACCTCGATCCATTACAGCCTGGAAACCAAGAACCTCCTGGTGCTCAAGGCGCAGGACACCATTCAGGGCAGCCGCATCGAGTGGGACGCCGGCTGGAACGATATCGCCCAGGCCTTCCTGACGATCAAGCGCGGCACGACCGCCAGTGGCCAAGTCACTTACAGCGCTTCGCGCACCGACGCCACCGGTCACGCAGACGTGGCGTGGGCGGTCATGCACGCCCTGCAGTACGAACCCCTCAACACGGACAAAAGACGGCGCAGCCGCTACGCACTCACTGGATCAACTCCTCATGGCAAAACGCAAAACTCATCAGCAACAAAAGCCGGCGCAACGGTCCATGCGGGCGTTCACGTTCGGAGCGCCGGAATCCGTGCTGACCGACAACATCGCGCAGTACCTGGGCGTGTTCTCCAGCGACGACGGTCGCGTTTACACGCCGCCGGTCTCCCGCAGGGGCCTGGCCAGGCTGCTCAAGGCCAACGCGCACCACGGCGCGATTCCCGGGTTCAAGCGCAATCTGCTGCTGCGTGAGTTCATCCCTTCAGCCGGACTGACGGTGGCCGATATGAGTCGGGCCGCGCTCGACTTCATGGTGTTCGGCGAAGCGTATTTCTACCGCGTCCCTAACATGCTGGGCCAAATCCTGGAGCTGACCCATTTGCCGGCCATCAACATGCGGGTGAAGGTCGACGGCGGGTTCGTCCAGTTGGAGCAGAACGGGCGGGAGACGGAGTTCGAAGCACACGAGATTGAGCACGTCCTCAATTACGACGTGGAACAGAACATCTACGGTGTGCCCGAGTACCTGGGCGGCCTGCAGGCGCTGTTGCTCAATGAGGCAGCAACTCTTTTTCGTCGTCGCTACTACAGCAATGGCGCTCACGCCGGATACATCTTCTACACCAACGACCCGAACCTGACCGAAGAGGACGAAGACGAGCTACGTGCCCAGATCACAGCCAGCAAGGGCGTGGGCAACTTCCGGTCGATGTTCGTCAACATTCCGGGCGGTTCAGAGAAGGCCATTCAGATCATCCCGGTGGGTGACTTCCAGGCTAAGGACGAACTGGAGAAGGTAAAGAACATCACGCGCAATGACGTGATCGCGGCCTGGCGCATGAACCCTGCCCTAGCCGGGATCATCCCGGAGAACAGCGGCGGATTTGGCGACATCGAGAAGATCGATCGCGTTTACACCAGCAACGAGATCAGGCCGATCTGTCAGCTGTTTGACCAAGCCAATGAGACGCTGCGGGAAGACAGGCGATTTGCCTGGAAAGCGGTCCCGGCGTCAGCGGAAACCACTGTATAAATGAACAACAAATCGAGTAAGCAAATCAAAAACATGGCAAAATGACGCCATAGTTTATTACCTTGGGAGAGGGACTTATGAGGATCAAATGCACATCGTGCGGTCACAAGGGCCGGATCGGGTCAAGAGAGGAAGTGACGTGCCAATATGTGAAGTTGTATTGCCAATGCTTGGACGCAACTTGTGGCCATACTTGGGTCGCAAACCTTGTGTATTCACATACGCTCAGGGAATCTGCTCGTAAAGTAGGGACGCTGGAATCAGCATTGTTCGATCGACTGCGGGACATGCCTGTCGAGCGCCAGCAGGAAATTCTCGCCAGCTTGGACAGAACTGCGTCTGTGTAACCGCACTCCCTCGCCTACCCAAGGCTACCCTCGCAATAACATCCGCCGCCATGCCTGCTCCGCAGGCATATAAGCCGCCAACACAATCCCCCTTGACTGAAAAAAATCCGGCGCGGCGGAACCCGCGCAGCGGCCGGTTGTCCGACAAAACCTTACCCAGAACTCTGAAGAGCACCCAAGCGTTCAGCCCGCGTGCGCCTCTCTCGATATTTCGATGTCGCCTCGGCGCGCCCAATTACCGATCTTGGTCCGGTGGACCTTCGGCACCTTGTGCCGAAGTGCCAGCGATGGGTGCAGGGCACTGCCCTGCCGCTAGGCGGGCGCGTAGCCCGCGATCCTCTGGAAAGCTGAGCGCAGCGAGCTGAGCCCTTGGGCGAAGGCATAATAATGTACCCAACACGCGATATCCCAAACGACTCCGGAAGCCTCTTTCTTTACCCAACGGGGGTGCTGTAGGGGGTTTAAAATTCCATTTAATTCAAATGCTTCCTGGGCCAGGGCGAATTCTGTCGGCGCAGCCGAAAAATGGCGACAGAAAACGGACGCAAACGTGGCGTTCTGCCGGTACGTTAAAGGGAAGTCAGGTTGGGAGATGGAGTTTTTCAGACGCCAGGCGTGACCTGGCCTCGCATGGGGCGCGATATGTGCGGGGGGTTATGTGTCTTTCTTGACCTGGACACTTCGCAGCAGGCGGGCTAAGGCGTCGTCAGGGCCTTCAGACCCGCCGCCAGGCGTTAATGGCGGTCGGTGCTGGCTGTTCGAGCTAGGGGCAGCCTGAGCGTCTGGAGACGCCTTGCGCGCCTCACTCTGCTGCCAATTACGCCTCGACGTTTCCCGCCGTAAGGTCTCAATAGACGCTTTTTCCTGTCGGACCGCACGAAGGGCACCAACCTCGCGTAACTGGCGCTCACGCTTCTTGATCGCTGCCTTCTTGGCCTTGTGCCAAAGGTACCGGCAGCCGAGTTCACTGAAGAACTTTTCAGTAAACCGGATCAGGCATCGAGTACGAACCAGGTTCAAGCCTGCGTTATCTTTCTCATCGAGCCGAACCTTCTCGATCCGTCGGTAGACGAGGCCTGCGATCTCAAGCCCACGGATAAGCCGGTTAAGTGACGCGGGCGAAATATCACTGTCCTCGGCAACACCGCACTGGGTGTTGAGAAAGAACTGTCCGCGCTCTACGTCGAGCCAACCCAATACACCTGTTGCAAGGTCCAGGCGCAACAACAATTGTTCAGCGACCTTAGAAAGCGCAACAAAGGGCTCTGAACGCGTGCGACGGCTACCATGGATGGTGTCGAGGCTCCGCAGGTACTTCCCACGCAGATCTGGGATCTGGCTGAGCCTGGAGAACGCCATGCGCACAAGAGGAATTTTCAGCTGATCAGCCGTTAGATTCCGCCTTTCTCGGAAACGAGGGGGACGCACTGGCGCATGGAGTGCGGCGTGAGGGTCTTTTTTGTCGCGAGGCGTGGCAGGGGGGGGGGGGGCCNGGTGAGGGTTTTTTTTGTCGCGGGGGGGGGCAGTGGGCCGGCCCTTTCCGGGGCCGGCCTTTCGATTACGTGAATGGATGTCCTTATCGAGAACTGTCACAGACGCTAATTCACCTGATGAAGCAAGGTGACGCCTGGACGGTCGTCAATAACTGTCTGAGCACGAGAACGCAGCTCACTGCAACGAGCCTCTACAGCTCGCAGCCGGTCGACAAACTCAGGTAGTTTTTCGAGGTCATCGATGTCAATCCGACCGTCCTCGAGGATCTCGCTTCCGAGTTGCACTGTTGCTCCCAGGCGAGCCACCAATTGCCCGAATACACCGACAGGATTGCCATCACCGTTCAGTTCACGCGCACCCGTAAGACCATGTCGGCTGGCCAGTTCGTTGATGCAGCGCTCTTGATGATCAGCGTCCAGAGAAAGAACCCATGATTCTTCAATCCAGCTCGGCAGATCGACCTCTCCGCTCAACCAACGGCCTACCCTACGCAGCCAGGCTCCGGAGGCTTTCAAGAAAGCGACGGTGTCGTTGCCCTGGGCGAGCAAGGTGAAGTCGGGAACATCCTTCCCCACTGCTTTATCTGGGACCAGGCAATGCAGTTGCACGCTCAAGGACTGCGCGAAGTCGTCCTGGCTAAAACCGGTACGCGCAATCATGTCTGCGGCGTGGGCCACCAGAACCTGATCACGCGAGACCAATGACTGTCCGGAGTTGGACATAGTCATACGAGCCTGCCGGCTTTAGCCTGCATTACGGTCACTGCTTTGTGATGCGGGAACGGGCGCTGCTCGTGCGCGGTGTAGGAGCCATCATCGTGGACTGTGACCATGATCTTACGGCCCAAACGAATCGCTTTATGCACTGCTGCAGGGCTGATACCGAATGCTTCAGCAACCGATGCCTGACCGATCTGGGCGACTAGATCGGGCAATGGGATTTGATTCATGGCAGAACTCTCTGACTGGACGCCCAAATGTTAACCTCAGGTAATCCAATAGACAAGAGAAAAGTAACCGCAGGTATCCTAAATGTCGGCATTGACGAACCCGCAGGTAATCTTTTTCGATTAACCTCCGGTTTATCATTGCGCCCTATGACCAAGAAGCCCCCACTCCCCCCTAAGCTCCTAGCCGAATGCCAAGCGGCCAACGAGCTGTACCTGTCGAAGAAAAACGAGCTGAAGCTCAATAAGAGGAAGATTGCCGACGAGATCGGAGTCAGCCCCGCTGCAGTCGCGCACTACCTAAGCGGCGTCAACGCGCTGAACGTAAAGTTTGCGTCCGCACTTGCCAGGCTTTTGGGAGAGCCGGTTGATCGATTTAGTCCGCGACTGGCCGCTGAGATTGCAGATCTGGCGGCTACCACGGATCACAGCAACGTGACCCCGATGGTGCAGCCTCGGAGAGAGGCTAGGGAGTACCCATTAATCACGTGGGTGGACGCAGGCGCTGGCATCGAATCGGCAGGTTCGTATCCCTTAGGCATATCTGATGAGTGGCTTAGCTCAACCGAGAACGCGGGGCCAAGTGGATACTGGTTGCGCGTTAAGGGAAAGTCGATGACATCGGATACCCCTCCCACATTCCCGGAAGGCACGCCCATTCTGGTGAGACCTGAGGGTTTCGATATCATCAGCGGAAAGTTCTACGTAGCCCGGCACACAGTTACCGGCGAAACGACCTTCAAGCAGTACATCTTGGACGCCGGGGTCGGTTACCTGGTGCCGCTGAACCAGGCTTACCAGACCGTGCAGGTAGAGGGTGACTGGGAGATCATTGGCAGAGCGATAGATGCCAAGGTAACGGGCATGTAGGTTCCGGATACCGCATCCTCTTACTGCCCGTCCCGCTTCTAAGCGAGTTGGCTTTGCAGCGCGCTATCATCGATTGGAATCGTTTTCTGCTTTTTCACTGAATTGCCTAATCGCCTCAGCCCTACCCGCAATAGCCTCCGCAAGTGGCCCGATTGCTAAAGGCTTGAGCAGCCACAACAGTCGCTTCACTACAACGTCATTTCTCGTTTCGACTGTTTTTTGCGCTTTGAGAATATCTTGCATTTGATCTGGATAACTCTCAGTAGCCATGACGCTCCACCACTCGGTCTCGGCCCGTATCTGCCTTTCCAAAGCATCAATATCGAACGCGTCCAGAACAACTGCGATAGGTTTATGGCGCTTCAATATCTCTAAAGATTTCATATCAGCCGACACAGCGGGAATAGACTGCGATTCATTTACCATGGATACCTACCTCCCCCTCACAATTAAAGACTTCGCTTCAGATCAACGGTGCTGCCTGGTGGAGAACTGTGAACAACGATATGGCCTTTGCCGATCCTGAAATTCTTCATGACTGCAATTGCAACATTCCATACCTCTTTGGCGACTTCTTCACCAGCTTCGACAACATTTCCATCATCATCGATTATCGCTAGACGTGCAGGCCGTCCGTCGCTTGTGGTCAGCTTGTACCCGGTGGTGACATTGGCACTGACGCAGCCCTTTGCCAACATACCCGTCTTAGGAATACCGATCATTAGTGTGCCTCTGCCGATTGAGAATCTGCATATTGGTTGACAATAAGGGCAATGGTGCTTGCGTGCATCGTGCGCAAACCCTGCACCACGCTGATCGCCCCCCAATTCTCCTTCTCGACAGCTTCATCTAGTGCTTCATTGGCGCCACGATATCCTTCGATGCTGTCCAACAAGAGCTTTAAAGTGTTAGGTTCAGTTATATTAATCTTGAGAGTCATGTCATATTCCTTATGCGGCCACATAGCCAACGCTAGTTCTTTTCAACAAGCCTACTTCCATAGCTGCATGAAACAATTTAATAGTTCGCCTGTTTCCAACCCTTGCAGCTGCGGTAAAATCTCGAACCTTAATAGGTGTTCCAGGCTTTGTTGATTGGGTCATGCTGATCAACGTCTGCATGAGACGGGAATCGTCAGCGCCAAATAGGTCTTGTTGCTGGCCCGTTGTCATAGCAACCGGCAACGTTATCCGCGCTTCTAGGCCAGTTGCTAAGGTTACTGGCTCAGCAATGGCGACCGTTGTCAAAGCTGGCGGCTCGGTTTCCACCCCCGACTCTCCCAGGCACGGTATTAGCGTTGACTCCGAAACACTGCCATTACCCTTGTTATCTTTGTTCCCTGCGCGCAATGCGGCTCCAAGGAGCGCCGGTACAATTTCTAAAGCCAATGCGAAGCCTGCGCAGACCATAGTTAAAAGTACCGCTGGTAAACTGGCAGACGGGACAGGATAAGCCTGCTGGTCAGATACTTCTTTTGCGATTGCGTCCACGCTATCGAGAATTCGCTGCCTTTGATCAGTAGCAGATGAGATTGCAAGCGCATCAAGGTCTTGTGCTTTGGTAACCATTCCTCGCTCCCTCAACAGTCTGGCTTGCTCACTCATTGAACGAGTCTCGGCGTCAACCAGTTTTAAACGATCAAGCTCTGTAGCTTGCTGACTCTTGAGCTGGGATATTTTGATTTGTGCTGATAGATATCGTGAATGGCTTGCAGTTACTGAGCTGTACATTCGATCATATGTCGCCCAAGCAGAAATCGCGCCCAAAGTTATGGCAGTCATGACCATTAATAAAGCAGATATCTTTTTGCCATGGATCCAGGCCCCAATCGCCAAAGGCCAAGCAAGGTACTTATAGAGATCCAGAACAACTGCAGCACCTGCGAAAACCGTAGCCATGAACAAATTATCGATCAGTGTAAACATCGCTATTCCAACGGACATAGCAGTCACACTTGACAACAAGACGGCGATCAACGCCACGATCCAAGTAAAAAATCGCCCTTGTTCATTTTTCAAACTAATCATTCAGCTACCCTCAAGCGTTCTTGTAGTTGCTAATGAATTCTTTGGCACAAGCCATTAGTAACTGGAAAGCTAAATCAGTCGACTCTGGAAGATGCAGTGGGAGGGTAAGCGGGACACCGTTCAGCACAAATTTAAAATTAGGACGCTTGCGACCTTCAAGAACTCCATCGATAACCAAGTAGAGGTCAGCCAACTCCATTGATGGTATTAGGTAAGTACCTTGTTTCATGACCACAGCTATCCTAATCGTCCACTCAAGGTCGCATCGGGCATGCAAGATCACGCTCACGCCTGGGGAGGTTTTAAAGTACGAATTGACGTGATCTTCAATGACTTGAGTGAAACGCTCTGGCGTTGCACCGCTGTACGAAATCGCAACGGTTGAGGTTAGACCAGCCATGGTCATCCAGATGTGCCACTCAGCTACACCAGGCACAACCATGAGCTGGGCAACATCAACCACGACCTGTTCGCTGACGTCATCAAGCGGAAAAGCGCAGAAGAACCCTGACCTGCGTTGTTGGCTGTAAGCCAACTGGCCTACGAGGTGGTTCCTTGCATCGGGGGACAGGGTTACGAGGTGCATCGTTAATCTCCGCTTAGATCGGTAAAGCGCCAGGCGCTGAACTCTTAGGCGTAGATTAACCTCAGGTAACGAATTAAATCAATACCGCAGGTTATTTTTATTAACCTGCGGTAAACCTCATGCCGGGTGCTGGTTGGTCCACATTAACCGCGCTACCCCACGGGCGATTCTGGTGACACGCACGCTTTCCTCAAGCTCTAACTGCTCCAGGAACACGTCCCAGTCTGAAGCACTTTCGTCAGGCTGCCTGGCTATAGTGGTGTGTCGCGTGCTCTGCGCAGCCGAGCTGTTGATCTGTCGGTGAATGCGACTTATCAGGCTTTGGTAAGGCGTGAACGACTGAGGTGCGACACCTATAGGGACTTCCTGCAGCATAAAGACTCCTAGTCATAACTGTATGAACATACAGTATATTCACAAAAGCCATGCACGCAACCCTCAGTCCCAGTCCTCACTGGCCACCCATGCGCCCGTCCTGCGATTGATCTGCAACAGCCTTTGCTGGCCTGTACGAGACAGCAACTGAACATCGATGAATTTGCCAGACCTGTCTTCTGCGCTCATGCCACGCATGAAAACAACGATCCTTTCAAACGTATCCATTACCAGCTGCCTTACCTTTTCCCTGGCCGAATAGTCACCGCTGCGGACCAGGTCGGCCAGCTCTACCCACCTCTCGGCTTGGGCAGGCTTACCGGATCCAGAGACGGTGGCCAGCTCATATTCCAGTTGCTGCACCTTCTTATGCGCATCGGCTTGCTCTGCTTCAAGCTCTCGTGCCCGTCGAATAAACGCTGTCGGTGCAGCACCGCTGTCGTCAGCAAGGAGAGCAGCTGTAATTCTGCCAAGCTGAACAGAAAGCTTTTCAACTGTTGATCGAGCGACGGCCAGTTGTTCGCGAATCCCTTGCCCGTCATCTCCTACTTTCAGCAATCGTTGCAGATTGAGCTGATCGGAGCAGAACGTAAGCAACGCCCTCTCGACTGGCACCACGCTGCAAGAACCACCGGCTGTGCAACCACCATTCACACCATATGAAACGCAGTGAAGTCTTCGATGACCATCAGCAATTGTTCCGTCAGCTCTCTGCCGAGTCATCATGTTCTGACCCACCAGTGCCGTGCCGCAATAACCACAATACGTAAGGCCGATCCCTGTGATGATGCCAGGGATCTCGCCGTGTCCACGGCGACGCAATCGTTGGCCAGCCAGATGCTGCAGGTCTGCCCATTCTGATTCGGCAAGCAACCGGGGGTAATAATCCTCCAGTATGAAATCCTCACCATCAACGGATAGGCATTTCGCGCCCCTTAGCGCTTGGAGCTTGATCAATCGATAGATCTGCTGCTTCGATATACCACTTGCAGAGTAGTCCAGCCCTTCCGCGTGCAATATCTTCGTTGCACGCGCCGCGCCCATACCTTCTTGATACAGCGCCAAGGCACGACGAACGGCAAGCACGCGCTCCGGGATCATTTCCCAAGCACTGCCCGTCCACCGAAGCCATTGAGGATCTTTCCCGTTCCGGATCAGTCCTCTATAGGTACCGGACTGCCAGGCTTGGCATAACCGAAGGATCGAGGCTTTCACTCGCTTGCTCTTCGTGTCGGACTCTTCATGCGCTCGGATCATAACGAGGAGCGAGTAGACCAGGTCCATTGGTTGAGCTTTTAGCCCGGCACGGTTGTACTCTTTCCCGTCACTAGCTGTCACGACGGTAATGCCGGCATTGATAATCTGCGCAAGCTGAGCTTGGGCCTGAATCGGCTCTGCCCGACTAAGACGGTCCAAGCCTTCAACTACCAAGACAGATCCGGATGCAATACGCCCGTCCTCAATAGCTCTGAGAAAAACGCCCAGTGCCCCCTGTGTGATATGTCTTTGGTGGTACGCTGACAAACCTTCATCCCGCATGGATAAGGACTCGTCAAGTTCCAGGCCCTTGTCTGCTGCCCAACGCTGCGCATAGAGCAGCTGACGATCGGCACTGCCACCGGATCCCTGTCGTGGGTCTGAGAAGCGTAAATAGCTGTATACTCGCGCGCCAATTTTAGCCAT